TTATGGTAAAAGACAGTAAATTCAATAAAAGCCTCCTTTCAAGCCTAGGGCACTTGCATCATTACAATATAGGAATATAGGAATGGGATTTCATAGAAAACTTTTAAGAAAATTTATACCAAAAGAGATACGGGAGCCGATAAGCAAGGTTACTGAAGCTATTGAGAAAAAGATATTAGACCCTGTAAGTGAGGTTACTGAAAAGATTGAAGACGCTGTAAGACCAGTCACCGATCCCGTAAGAAAGTTTATATCAAAAGCCATACCGAAAGAAGTTAAGCCACTTTTAAGAACAGGTATAGCTGTGGCGGGGGCTGCCGCGGGTGGTCCACTAACTGCCTTTTTATCGTCCGCTGCTTACGATGCTTATTTGCAAAAACTAATGACAGACCCAGATGCAGCTGACACAGACATAGATTTTTTAGCTGCTTTACAGTCAGGTCTTGGTGGCGCAATAACATCAACAGCTGCTTTGCCACAATCAACACCTTCAGTTGGGGTTAGTGCTAAATCTGCATCTTTACCAAATGCAACAGTTTCTATGGGCGACACGTTAAAGAATATAGCTATAAAAGGATCACAAGAAATTGCGCCTTTCTTAACAGCACCTACAATGGATACTTTTGCAGGGAGCCTTACAGAAGGTCTTAAGCAAACTGGAAAACTTGCGACAGGTTTATCAACACTACAAACTCCAACAGTAGTTAGAAACACTATGCAGGCAATAGAAGATCAAGAAGATGCCATGGCTGCATCTGAAGCAGCAACAAAAGCAAACTATGATGCACTAAAAGCAGAAAGAGTAGCTTCTATGTTGGGATCTTTTGAAAGAATGGGTTTTGAACCGGAAGAAACACAAAGAGAAATAGAAGAAGAAGGATTAACTGTATCCTTAGCGGATGTTCAAGATTACTTTAACCAAGCAAGACAGTTTGTTGCAAGAGGCGGTCGTATTGGTTTTCAAGATGGTTCACAAGAAGGGCCTATGACAATGGAGATGGGCATTGGCAGATACATAGAAGAAGAAAAAATACGAAGAAAAATGCTTGATAGAATACAAAGAATGATGGGTGAAAAAGAATTCAACATGCAACAGGATTTACCAGGACCTATGAGGCGTAACTTAAATATGTTAAACCCTTTTGACAAAGACCCTACAGGACAACAAGCAATATTTGACATGAAGAACAGATACATGGACACGATGGACACCATGAGAGAACAAGGAATAAATAGAGCAAAAGAATTTAATAACATATTAGAGCAGATGCCCGCACCGAAACAAGACTTTGAGTCTTATGTAAACATGATTGACAAGAACTTCCCAGCTAGAAACAACACAGAAGGCAGACAATTTGCTAACCAGGGTGGACGCATGACACCAGAAGGTGACCCAATATCACCGGATGTGCCAAAGGGCATGCAGATGGATTTACGTGGCGGAGG